CCCACCAGCATGTTATCAGGGATTCTTTTTCCGTATTCACTGCCGTATTTGCCATCTACACCCGTGGCATTCGGGCCAATTGCATATCTTTCGCTCATTGGTAAAAATCGCGCAGCCTCACCACCTATCGTGGACATAACGTCAGGAACATATTGTCCGTAATCGCTACCATATTTATTTTCTATTGGAATGCCCATATTAACTCCTCAAAATTTGTAACAAGGTGTCAACGTCAATACTGTTTACGCGACCACCATTAGAAAACCTGTCATCCCCGTCATTCTGCTCCTGCTGCTCTTGCTGCATTCCTTGCATCGGCATTCCTGAGAATCCGTCACTTGCACCAAGCGCAGAAGGCGGGACGTAACTCCCACCAAACAAATCTTCCCCAAACAACTCTTTGTAAGATTTTATCTTAGCACCCTCAGTCTTGTCACTCATCATCATGTTCAACAAAGAGTTTTGTTGCTGTTGCTGTTGATTGGATAAGTTAGCAATCGCATCTACCGCAGGGTTTGTGCCGGGTGTAGTGGGCCTTGCGCCGGGGGTGGTTGGAGCAGCCGGTCTAGCTCCGGGTTTTGCTGGAGCTGCTTTCTTAGCCCCACCGGGCATAGCCCCAGCTCTTTTCATCAACTCCGCACCGCTTATGGCTGTGTCTTGATCTGGCATATAGCTCACATCAATCTCTTCGCCATCCTTGCTTGTCCAAACTCCGGGTCTGGTCAGGCTGTATTCCCACTCTTTGTTTGGATCAAAGTTACCTGTCTCTGGCCCAAGTGGGCCTTGCAGCCCACCCAAGGGATCTGAAATAAACTTACCCGTTGTTTCATCAATGTAGCCGGGGCCGGTTGGCATTGTGCCGCCAAAGGTTGGGTCAAATACGTTTTCGCCGTCACCAGAAGGGGCCATGTACCCTTCACCACCGGGTTGGAAGTATCCGGGAATTAAGTTTTCCCTAAACTCATCCATATTGCCGGGGCCAATAGAAGATGTAAGGCCGTCACCTTTTGGCAGAGCATCCATGCCATAGCGCAGTATGGCTAGTGGATCACCACTTTCAATTGCTTTAACCGCGCCAATTGTTTTGGAAATATCTTTAAGGTCAAAGCCGCCAACATCACTTATTCCACCGGCGTTAGCGCCAGCCATAGCAATTGCTAACGGATCACCACTCTTTAAAGCGCCTGCGAATTTAGCTGCGTTGGCAATTTCAGTCATGCCACCAAGACCCGCAGCGCCCGCAACAGCCCCCAATATATTGCCTTGTTTGGCTGCAATCAGTGCGTTTAAACCTTGAGCAAATGGAGCTACGCCGGGGATAAATGAAGCAATTGACAGAAGTGGCGCAATATTCCCCAAGTCACTGCTGGACGCGCCCTGCGTGTAAAAAATAGGATTACCTTGGGAATCAAACTGCACACCGTAACCGGTGTTGCCTTTTCCCTCATAAGTGCCACCAAAGAAGTTCCCCGTTTGGCGCTCGGTGTATGTGTTCGGGACTTCTTGACCAGTAACTTTATTTCCAAATGTTGTTTGCCCAGTATCGGCTACCGCTTGCCCATTTACCGTTTTAACTTTTGATGGATCAACTGGCGTGTAGTTGACACCACCTTCTCCGTTGTCTTGCGCAAAACCGTAATTAGTTTCTAGCTTTGCATCTTTTGGGACATCAACCATCTTATATGTTGGGTTTCCCTCTTCATCAGCGCCGCCATCGGGTTGCCTAATGACGTTTCTGGAAGTGCCAGTATCTTCATCATAGAGTTGAACAACTTGATTGCCGTTGTATGTTTTACCAATCTCTTGAACGGGTTCGTACTTTGGAACCTTACCAAACTGCTTGATGTCGGTAATGCCAATGCTAGACAGAATCCTAGCCATGTCATCGGCATTTGCCTCAGCAGAACCGTGACCCGCACCAGACCATTTGCCAGTTAAACCTTGGCCAAGAATTTGTTTCTTTATAAGTTGCTTGTAATCTTCAGCCATGTTTAGCCAACCTTCCAATTTGTTCCGTCTGAATATACAGGCACGGCTACTGCTCCGCCAGCTGCAACAGTAGCACCGAAGCTTGGGGCTGAAGCATCAGTAACAAACGCCCTAGCACCTTTACCTGAAGTGACCGCACTGGGTAGGGTTGCCACAGTGTAGTTAGTCAACGACGGCTGAATCCCAGTTGAGTTTAGTTGATTGAGAATGTTCTGAATACGGTTGAAATACAACCTGAGCACATTGTTTAACTGGTCTTGATACGCCTTGTTGTATTGCTCTGTTGCCAACGGCAAAGCAGGGGGCTGCACCCTCTGAAGCTCAAACTCTGACGTAATAATTAAGCTCATGAGTTACCTCTGCGGCCATCCTGACGGATGTCAATACGGGGTGAACCAAGCTGCCATGCGCATCCAAGCTGATTGGATTCCACCTTCATAATCATCTGACGGCCACGCACCCTAACGTAAACTTGACCAGTGAACTCTTCAATCGGCACAGTAGCTGTACGCACAACAGTAGCGTCTGAGTTACCACCCAAAGAGATTGGATCGTTGTAACCAGACCCAGAGTTCTGCATGGGGATCAAAGTCATTGTGACTTGCGGAGATGTAGCGTTAGATCCCCTGAACGTAATGTCAGGGACAATACGCCAGACAAACCCAAAGTGGTCGCCGTCATCAATGTCAAACTCGGTAGTCTCAATGACTGCGTTGATTGGTAGAGTTGTACCGGTTTCGTTGTCGTCATTACCCTGTTCGTGGTAGACAATGTTGTACGTATAAGTAGCCGCCATTGGGTACTTACGCAGGGCAGAGTCAATCCACGCTGTTCGGGCCATTGTGCCGTAAGCCCAGACATCTTCTAAGTAGTTGTACGTTACATACCTATCAATAGTGAACGACCCAGCGGAGCAGTAGAACCACCAGATCTCGTTAAAGCCTTCATTGGTAGAAGCAAAGAATTGGTCTGCTTGCTCCAAGTTAATGTCTTGGAAAACATACTGACGCAGATCACATCTAAGAGTCTGAACACGGCCATCGTATTTGTAGAACTTATCAATGCCCATCCAGTACACAACGCCAGTGGCAGTAGCTGCGGCGTTTGTTCCAGCAATAGAAGTGTTGTCTCCAAGCAACTGAGAACCCCATACCGCTGGCGGCCCTTGGTACTGCAATGAATACAGAGCTGAGTCTGTAAACACAACAATCTCCTGCCGGGTCTGAATCGCAGTAACAATCTTTGAGCCGTGGGATAGCTGTAAGCTACCAGCCTGATTTGTAGCAGAAGGGAACCATTCCAAATAATCTTCTTGGTCAGACCAGCGGATTAGCATGGGGTTTTGAATGGTGCTTCCATAGTCATTACAGCCAAACGCAAACGTAAAGCGTGAAGCGTCAGACACCAGAATAGAACTCTGAATCGTTGGGCAGGAAGAAGCTCCCGATAGATTGTTAATAGCCACGCCCCGTGAAGTCAGCAGAGAGCTTGCCTTCCAGACGTAGATCTCACCACCATTAGGTGCAAAGAGTAAGTCTTCACCAAAGTTAGCCTGTGACCAAATACGCATCTGGTCAGTTGATTCAACACCAACGCCCCAAGGCCCAGCACCCCACGGGCCAGCACCCCAGCCAACCAAAGGAAGCGCATAAGGAGCACCGATGTTAATCTGGTAAGCAGCCACTACAGCAGACCCGCCGCCCGTAGCAGTGGAAGTGGCGGCAGAGGCCGCAGTAATGGTGTACTGGGTAGTAGATGTACCGGTTATGGTTAGCTCATACTCACCGTTTAAAGTAAGACCACCAACAGCCGTAGCACCGCTGAAAGTAACGAAATCACCGTTTGTATAGCCACCAGCTGCGTCAGTCACAGTGACGGTTGTAGACCCGTTGACCGTAGCAAATGGGTTTGTCAGTGCAACGCTAAGCTTTGTGTATGTTGCTGAAACAGATGCGCCGCCCCCGCCTGTCACAGTAGATGATGCAGTAGTGGATACAGTGATGGTGTAGTCATCAGCTCCAACATACGTTATGGTGTGGTTAGTGTTAAGTACTTCTGCTGGAATTCCACCGACCGCAACAGCCCCAGAGAAGTTAGCAATATCACCGGTAAGTAAGCCGTGGGCAGTGTCATTTACGTTAATAACAGCTGACCCAGATGTAGTATCAAATGGATTGTTTAGCGTTACAGGAGCTTGTACAGCCGAGCGCAAGGGAGTAATGTCGTAATACAAGCCACCGTTTTCAATGTAGAACTTCAGATTTGTACCAATTGCCAGTAAGTTCTGCCCGCCCAGAGTAACCCAGTTCCACAAAGAACGGCAAACACCTTGGAAAATAGCCGAAGAAATACGCTGCCAGCCACCAATCTTCTCTGGTGTGCCTTGACGGAAACGAACCTTGTCAGAAACGTAGTAGCCGTTCTCCGATGTATAGCGAGTATTTTCCCTGTTTACACCGGCTTTCTGCTGAAGTTTCTTTAATGGCATGAGCAGTCCTAAGAGAGAAAAACGGCCCGTTCGTCAATGCGACGATTCTGTAGCCCTTTGAGAATTTTACCCCCCGCCATGCAATATTTCAACAGTTCTTCTGCTGCGCCTTCCATATCACCACGCAGCACCTTTTGACGCAGAGTTGAACGCTGGAGAGTACCCAGCCCTACATTGAAAGCAAAAGATACCAATGCGTCAAACTGTCCTTGAGTAAGAGGCACAGGGCAATAAGTAGCCACGCCTTTCTCAAACCGAGCAAGGTCTGCCCTAAGTATTGCATCTACTTCCTCCATTGAGTGTTTACGCATAGCCTCTGGCGGGGGCACAAAAGAATCCCGCTGGTCTATCTTAAGCTTGCCTTGCTCTGGAAACATAACGTGCCCAACCCCCACAGTCCACAACTTGGCTGGGCATTTATACGGATTCTGCCTCACGCCCTCGTGATGACGGATCATGTGCAGGCACTTGGCTGAGATCTTCATTTGCCAAACGCCCGGCCACCAAAGTGGAAAGCAATGATAGAAGCAAACAGCGCTTGGGTGTCAGAGTCCCACAGCATCTCGGCCAGCTCTGTAAATGGTACGCCACTATTCCAGCCGTAGGCAAACAGGCCAATGTCAATAAACAGTAGCAGGAAGAAGAAGCCGTATGTAATAACGGGACGAACAGAAGCTCGGAGGTTCTTCATCCATGTGGAAGTCCCCTCGTTTAAACTTGTATCGTGGGCATAGATGGCCTGCATTTCAGCCTGCTGAGCGCCGATCAGAATCTGCTTGGTGTTAGCTGCGCTCTCTGTTTCTAGCTGTTCTGACTTGATGTGCTCAATACGTTCTTGCGCCTCAAAGCCTGCTTTACGCAGTTCCAGCTCACGGGTGATTTGCATCTGGGCAAGGTTTAACTCATGTTTCTTATCCGCACGGTCTTGAAAGAATTCCAGAATCTTGGGCAAACCGCCCATTAGAAAAGAGATTAGGGTTGAGAGTAGGGTTAGCATATTGATCCTTTACTGTTTGCTTTTACTGAGCATGGTTGCTGCAATTTCCATCATGGTTCTTGTTACTTGAATGTCATCGGGTTCATTATCCCAGCCTACAGTAATTTGTCCAACAAACCGGCTTGGATCAGGTGGGATGCTGACTCGGCAAGTGTAGGCAACCCCCTTGGCGATATACCATAAACCCATTTCCGATTGCGCTGACTTGTACTCGCCACAAGGAATCTCACTTGCCATCAGTTTAATCACATCAGCGTTGTTAGCTTGGTTTTGAGTAAACAGCCCAACATCAAGCCCATCATTAGTTTTGTCTCTACCCTCTTTGGTGTAAGCACGATACAGCACTCTGGTTCCAAACATGGGGTTTACTTTAAATACAGCCACAATGGTAGCGTTGGTTGTTTTAAACAAGTGGGCGGCAGCGTCTTCCACCCTGTCCTCAACAATGCTTGGCATTCTCTTAGATTCTTTATATGCCCCCATCAACAGTTCTTGGTTCTGCCAAACAAAGTACCCAGCAAACGCAAACACCGCCATGAGCAGCAGAGCAAACAATTTAAACGGGCTATCCACATAGGACAGCACCTTGCTCAATACGTCTGCTGGCTTTTCGTCACTCATAGACCAATCATTCCCAGTAGTTTGTTTACAACCTTGTCGGCCAAGTCATCGGGCAAAAAGCGGAGCAAGCCAAGCACCCACCACGCCACGCACAGCCTGACAAAGACTTTAAGGAAAAGGTCAAACTGCTTCTGGTACTCATTCACCGACCACACCCTGTCTTGGCACACAGCTCAGCCATCTCGTTAAGCCCCCAACCAACTGCGCCTAAGAGCATCACGATCACTACAATCCCAACTGCCCACTCCATCTGTTCCCGCTCGGCTTCCTTGCGCTTCTTCTCTTCAGCCTTTAGCTCCGCCATTTCTCTGGCATCATCTCTATCCATCTCAGCTTGCCGAGCCTTGGTCGCATTCCATACGTCTATGCGCCCCGCCTGCATGAACAGCATCTTTAACTGTTCTTCAAACCGCTTGGCCTCATCGAGTGCCATCTCAATCTGTAACGCCGCACCAAGGTTGGATTTACCACCTGTACGCTTAGCTTGAAGCATCGCCTTGGTAGCAGTGCTCTTAGCATCAAAAAGCCGCGAAATGGATGGAGCCAATCCCGCCAGATCGTTAGCAACCTTGCTGGCCTTTTTGACTACGCTGATTGCAGTCTGTAGTCCCTGTAATGCTGATATTGGGTCTATTGGAATCATAGGTACAACTCAAAACAAATTCCAGTAACCAAACAGCGGGGGCCGAAGCCCCCAGACAAGGTTACTTAGGTTCTACGTCCGACACCTTGGGTTCGGCCAGAGCTTGCTTCAGTAACTCAAAGAAGGCGTTCCTGCCTACTGAGAGCTGATCTACGTTAAATCTTGCTGAGTCCAGTTTGCGA